CATCAAAAGGCTATGGTGCACCTGCAGAATTGACATATAACGTGCCTGCTCCGCCTAAACCAACTAACGTTAAAGTTAGTGGCAATCTAAATGGCCTAGGGGTTATATTCCAATCTATTCCAGCCGGTTGCAAGGGGGCTAATGTCTACGTTGATAATACTGTATATTTCACATCAACGAATGTAATGAACATTCCTTTAGAGGCCGGAATATATTCCGTTAAAGTGGCTTATGTCGATATCTTTGGTGAGGGGCCAAGGACTGACGCCATATCTGCTACTGTTAAAGCTAAAATAGACAGTAAATTACTTGATATGGAGGCATTAGGTATAGCCGATATGGATAAGGCCGTTAAGGCTTTAAAATCTGAAGTCGGTACAGTAAAAACCGATGTAAATGGCTTTAATAGTAAATTAGTCGACCAAGCTAAAGCGTTTCAACGCACTGTTGCTGATCTAAATACAAACACAGCAACGCAAATAACTCAAATATCTAAGGGGCTTGAATTAAAGGTATCGCAAGCTATTAATAGCCTAGACGGACGTGAAATTGTAAGCCGTATTAATCTTACGCCAGCAGGCACTAAGATTGACGGCAAGTTATTGCATGTTACTGGGCAAACTGTATTTGACGATAATGTAATAGCTCGTAGAATGATACAGGCAAAGGCGATTTCTGCTGACAAAATCAGTGTTGATAACTTAGCAGCCATTTCTGCAAATATTGGTGATCTAAAAGGTGGCACAATCACCGGTACTGTTATTAAAAATGCATCTAATACGTTTAGCGTTGACGCTAACGGTAATATTAGGGGCGTAAACATTACTGGTTCAAGAATTGACGCCAATAGCGTATATGCTAATGGCGAACCACTAAAGAACACTAACTTCATGAGCTTACATGTTGTTAGCGGACAGAAAATTGTCTTGCCTGCCGGATATAACTATGAGCGTTGTTTGTATTATTTGACAAACGTCAAAATGAAAACCGAGGCAGCTTATTCTATCAGAGGTCGTTATTTTAACGACAGCGATATGAATAAAATTCACGACTTTAACAATCAATACTCTACGTATTGGAATAATAGGCCGGGTGGCGGTAAAATAGACGATTTAGAGGGTGGACATTGGTTACATGGCGAACCGTTGCAAAATCGAGTGTTCTATCCTAACAACGACGCTCCAGTCGGAGGCACTTTCTCACACGGCCGAGGTTATCCTCAAAACAGTGCCACTAGTGCAAGTATGAACAGTAAATGGTTCAGGGGTTGTGGAATAACTAAAGAGGGTTATTTCTATTTCTTTCACAATTCTGGCCAATTCGGTTATTATGGCGAGGCTGATTTACTTATCGTTTCGTTCTGGTAAGGGGGTTATTAATGGATCTTGTAAGACGAGAAAATGAGACGTTGCACGTTGGGGAAGATTGGCGGAGGGCTTACACCATTGTTGATGATGTAAGCCTACATAACGCCAGTGCAGTATGTAAGGTCCGTACTAAACAAGGCAAGGTGCTTTGTGAGGCTGAAACAAGCGTAAATGGACAAACTGTTTACGTTACCATTCCGAAAGACAGCACATTAAGCATCGATAAAGCCTATAACAAGGCTCAGTATGACGTATTCTTAATCTTAGAAGAACGTACATATAAGCTAATTATGGGCGAAATTACTATTATTCATGATGTATCTATGCATTAATTAAAAGGAGCAAAATCATGGCAGAAACAAAAACACTTCAAGAAATTTTACTTACATTAGGTGAAAAGCCTTTAAATGTAAACGTAAATCTACCGGGCATTAAAGGTGAAAACGGCCAAGACGGTCGCAATGGTGCTGACGGTTTAAGTGCATATGATATTGCACAATTAAATGGCTTTACAGGCACTCAACAACAATGGTTAGACAGCCTAAAAGCTGGTGCCATTGCAGATGAGGCACGCACAATGCTATTAAATGGCAACGTGTGGTGTAAATCTAACTCTATTGCAGACGTATTGGCTGCGGTGATTTCTAATTTAGGTAAAGCGTTCCCACGTACTGAATTTAAGCCGTTGACAGTAGGCACTGTATTGAAAGGCCAACGTGTTATCGCCGTTGAGGGTGAGCCTCATTACTTTGTTAAGGTGGCAGGCATGGAAACTCAGTTCGAGATTGGCGACAATGGAATTGGATCCATTTCTATTGAACCGTTGGGCGTTGATGATGTTCATTTGACTTACCATAACTTTATTGGCGAAAAAGTAGGTATGGCAACTGTTCAAGGTGTTACTACAGGCGAACAAGCACCAGACGATACATTCGAAGAAAATGGTGTTACATTTAAATTATATGGTCGTAAAGTTGTTATTAATGCGACCGCCTATACTGGTAATGATAATTCCGGTTATTATCAAGGTGAACCTAAGTTCAATTTCTTTGGTAAGTGGAATAAAAGCGATGTTGATACTATCGAAATTTATGCTAACAAGCCACGAGTATTGTTTTTAAACACTTCTAGCTTAGCTTTAAAAGCAGACGACTTAAAAGGCAAGGTAATCCTTGTTAGAGATCCTAAAAACATTTCTTTCAAAACTGGCAACGGTTGGGAGAACAATCAAGCATTTGTTATCGGTACCCTTGAACATGGTACTTATCAAGTGGATATAAGAGACATGAACGCTATCACATGGGACGAGGCGACACATCGCTATAAAAATACAGGATATTTTGCGGATCATTTATAATAGGTGAACGCAATGCAAGTAATAACAGATTTTCTATGCGAGGCATGGCGAATGCTTACTGAGTCGTTCGCCATTAAAGCCTTGCTTGCGGTAGTTGCGGAAGTCGGTATATACATGTTAGGTCTTAAACACGTACAGGTGTTAGGCATATTCATCTGCCTAGTGTTTTTAGATCTATTCACAAAGTGGTCTGCGATTGGGTATCAAATGTTAGTTGATATGGGGGCAAACCCTGAGAATATCGGCGGTTTTGATAAATACATAGCCATTCCAGTTGCATGGGGAAAAGGGCTTATATCGTCCAAACATATGCGTAAGCCTTTCATTACAAAGGTGTTAACATATTGCCTAGCGACTGCTAGTGCGTGGTGTTTTGATTATATGGCAGGTAATTACGCATTCGCAGTCAATCTTGTATGGTTGTATCTTGCTAGCGTCGAATTTCTTTCCATTTTGGAGAACCTACGAGACGGTGGCAATACTACTATTACAGGATTATTGGACTTAGTTCAAAGTAAAATTGACATGCTTTTAAAAAAGTAAAGTATTTATATAGGGCTGCATAATTGTAGCCCTATTTTTAATTGGAGGTGCATATAATGAAAATTGGCGAATATTTCGACGATTACGAATTTTCTTGTAACTGTGAACGGCATGAGGTAGATGAAAACGGCCATAATGTGCTAGATCATATCATCGACA